AAATTTTATTTTAGGATAATTTAACAATTAAATTAGGATAAGGAAATACTACGTTTTTTTACTGATTTTGGGATAAAGGACTGGAAGATATATACATTGCAAGTTATGTTGTGTCCATCAAAAACAAACCAACCGCAGAGAAAAAAATGACCTTATCCACCATTCTTTTAAACGTATTAAGACAAGTAAGCGACCTGCAACCAACAACCCCATCAGAAGTAGCTGCACGATTTACTGATTTAAGCGAACAAGAAGCCACCGAAACTTTTAAAGAGCTATATGAAAAAAATCTAATCATCAATGAACGCGGCAGGTTTTACACATCATACGAAGGTGAAGGGATTGTTATTAGTTCTTAAAATAAGCAAAGGCGGTGACACACCGCCTTTTTTATTTCAACTACAGCTCATAGTTTCGTATCAACAACTCACCAAACTTGCTATGTTTTTGACTGCAAGTATAAGTCACAGTCACCCCCTCCATAATAAAGCCTGAAAAAATCTCTCGTATTTCAGGAGTGTCATTCAGAGAAAGCAAAAATTTACCTTCAATACTTTCCAATTGTGCTGCCAAGCGTTCAAAATCATCCCTTGAAAAAATATTCTTGCCATAATCATCTTCACAGCCCCAGTACGGCGGGTCGATATAGAAGAACGAATGAGGACGATCATAGCGTTTAATCAGCTCAAAATAATTCAGGTTTTCAACAAATACATCATACAACCTTAAATGTGCCGCACTTAAATCCTCTTCGAGACGCAATAAATTCAAGCGTGGCGGCCTTGTGGTCGCATAGCCAAAAGACGGATGGTCTATTCTGCCTGAGAACGCCGATTTTTGCAGATAAAAGAACCTCGCTGCCCGTTGAATGTCCGTTAAAGTCGAAGCATCAACCTTAAGCAACCGCTCAAACTCATCACGACTGACCAGAACCCACTTAAAATAGCGTAAAAACTCTTCTAAATGATGCTGAATCACACGGTACAGCGTCACAATTTCCAGATTAATATCATTCAGAACCTCAACCGCTGATTTTTCCTTGCGAAAATAAACCCACGCCGCACCTGCGAACGGTTCAACGTAACACTGATGTTCTGGAATCATTGCCACGATTTTTTTAGATAACTGAAATTTACCGCCAATCCAACCGGAGAGGGGACTTTTTGTAATTTTTGACATAACTGCCTTTTATTTAGATAAAGTTATGCTAGGCTTATTCGGGTGTGTACACACGGGAGAGCCTAGCTTGATTATCAGTAGTTATGTACTGAGGATTGAGGTCATAGTCATGTTTGAGCATGGCTGTGTCGCTCTTTTTTAAAATTAGGACCGATTTACTAATCTGTTTGTTTTTTAGTTTTTAAAAAAATTATCTAATTGTTCATCGGTTAAACCTGCCACATCCTTAAAGAATGCAGTCAAAACAGGGTCTAGGCGTTTAAAAAACGTGCTGTATTCCCACTTAATCTTCACTTCCGAGTCATCTGCTAAGGCATTAATTGTGGCATTAATACTGACATATAGCCCCGCGTTGACTAAGCGAAGTCGTAGTTCTGCCGCACCTACATTCATTATTTGGCGCAAGGACTCAGTCGTCGGTTGAAGTAGCTCTGCAATTTGAAAAACTTGCCACACGCCATCTTTAAAAATAGCCTGTTCGTTTGCAGACACGATAGGGGGGGCAATGCTTGTAGCATTGAAAGGAATTAAAAAAACACCTTTTTCTAACGGTGATTCGTCAGCAACGGACTCATATTGATAGATTCCGTTTGTGTCAAAATTATAAATTTTCATCTTAAGTCTCAGTATTTTATGCAGGCTAATAGTGCGATATTGCGTGGGCGCACCAAAAATGCGTTGTTGTCATAGAGACCCTCTGACCAAACATTAGCAACATTTGTGATGTAGTTAGTATCAGTACCCAAGGTACCGTTTTCGCTGCCGGCTCCTGAAAGAATCCCATCTACATTTCGCATACCAACTGCCGGAGTTGCACAACCCGTATTATTATTGTACGCATCTAGCAAGGTGCGAATGGCTGTTGCCATTTGCGGAGACCCTAAAACTCTTCCCGCATCAACGCCTTTATTATCATCAAAACCACGAATAAACTCGCCGCGCAAATCGGGAAGATTAAACGTAGTTGAACCATCGCCAGCACCAAATGTTGTGCCAATCACTGAAAAAAGATTGCCATACGCAGTGCGTGAGATAGCGGCTCCATTAGCTTTAATCCAACCAGACGGCGGTAATGGTGTAGCAAAATAGGCCACAGCACCAATGAATGTACTTAATTGAAACGCCAATAGCTTATTAATTGCCTTTAAAAGTTGGCCACTGTCTGTTGTAGAAAGCATTAGTCCTACGCTTTCGATAACAGTACACAACTCTTCCTGCACCGCATTCATCCAGTCTGCCGTTATTACTGTCGGCGGTTGCCCAGTATTGGCATTTTCTTGTACAAACATGCCATTAACATTGCCTTGCCCTGCTATTCTTTGCATTTTTTTAACTCACTTGTGGTTTATCATCTATATAAAGGAATACATGCGCCTGTTTAAATGCCCTTAAAGCCGCATATAAAGCCTCTTTATTGATGATTGAAATATCGAAACTGACTCTTAAATAATAGCGAGAATATTTTGACCACAGCGGATAGCCAACCGTTTGCCCAATCGCTGCCGGTTGAATCAAATGGCTTAACGTCACTTTAGGCGCGGGTGAAACTGACACAGGTGCGTTATGACTCCACAGCCGATAACCCACGTCACTGCCAATCGTGCAAGGTTTGCGCGGGATGACCTGCGTTGCCGAGTCTGCAACAGCTTGATAATCTGCCAGCGTATAAGTTGTGTTTTTAGGTCTGTGAAGCTCAATTGCCGCGTCTAAAACATCCTGCGTTGCGTTATCAACCCGCGCCAGTTCTTGTGCAGTTGACAGTATAAGATTGTCACCAAAACTGCCTTGTTCCCATTCCCATGCTTTGCCCAACGGCAACAACGCTTGCAATGAATCTGCATATTGCCGTGCATCATGAGTGATAAGTTTCATTAGCTGAACACTACAGGATTGAGTGTGAAAACTTCACCGTTTGCCGCTGCAATCGGTGAAGTTGGAGAGTTGCGCGTGTAATCACTGGTGATTGACATAATTGCTACATCAATTTCAGACAACGTTAAAGTATCGTTTTCATTGATTTTTGAGTAAATCAAATCTGCTAACACACTGCTAATCGCTTGTCTGTTGTCAGCCGTATTCACCGCTGCGGAGAGCGTTAATGAAATGGTGACCGGATGTAATAACGGCGCAACCACACGCCAGTCCGCCGTTGCAGGGGCTATTTGAGGTAAGTAAGCCGCCACAGCATCTAAAATAGTTTGCGTCGGCAAGCGATTAACCAAGCTATTGCAAAGCGGCCTGACTACAACCGTGCCAATGCCCAGCGCGTGTGGTTGTACTAATGCACCGCTGACGGAAGGATGCGCGGCTTTTGCCCAAGCTTTATAGTCACGGACTTTGCCGGAACGCCCGCCATACTTCACCATCGTTTGCCATTCTTCGACTACGCGCAACCGCCAAGCATCCACGTCTTCGTCATCGGCACCGCCGTTCAAGCCGTTCGCGCCTATATATAAGGAGTTGTTTACGCCTAAAGCGGGGTCGATTAACGTTAAGATTTGTCCGGCATCAACATTGGTCACGCTGCCTTTGCTTGTGCAGCGTACTAAAACAGGTGTTTGTGCTGTGGTCAGAGTAACCGAAGCTAAAACTTCATAATCTAAGCCGTTCTGGGCGCGTAACAGCTTGCCAGCCAAAATCTCTGCACCGGCATTGCCCGTGGCGAAAGCGTAACCTTGAGCCGCCACGGGCAATAATCTCTCTACGCTGTACAGCATTGCCCAGTCGTAAAGCCGTTCCAGTTCACAGGTCAACGGTGAACACTGCGCTAAAATCCAGTCCAGATAAGCATGTTGTGAACTGCACGCCCGCGCCCACATCGCCGCCAGCGGCTCTGCTAACACAGCAGGAAGCAAGGCTAAATCGGCATTGATACGCGCTTGTAACTCAGTGAACGTGGGGCGTGAGTAAGTCATTTTAATTTAGAGCTTAAGAAAGAGGATTAGTGAACGCATAACTTCTTTTTTCATTGTTTGTCCATGCTGGCTCATTTGTAATAGCTCGAACAACTACCCACGCATTAGCAGTGAAGTCAAAATATTCAATGTCAAAATCTTTGCCCGCATATTGCGGTGCGCCGAAGTCTTGAAGCGTTAAAGCGTCAACGTTTGTTTTAGTAGTGAAGTCAATAATCAGTCGGGCAGGTAATCCTTGTGAGCCGTAATATGTCGCTGAATTACCATCAAATGCTACGTCTCCCCCGTGATATGGCTGATGGTTATCGTCACTCATTATTCCGGTTGCTGAGACACTAACACCGTTTACGAACCATTCAATTTCACCAATCCCAACAATTGATGCGTCTTGCGTAACTTTAAAATTAACACCCCAGCGTGTTCCTGTTAATGGATTAACACCGCCATTGCCGCTATTGTTACCAGTATTATTACCCGCCAAAAAACCTGCAAATTGTTGTTGCAACGTGGTAATTTTCCCATTTGCAGTAACTACCTCTTGTTGCAACGCTTCAATTTCAGCTTTAGCCGTGGCTGCTAACTGACGTATAACGGAACTAATCAGTGTAGAGCCTTGGGCGGGTTGTGTAGGGTCGATTTGTGATGTCATTTAAGAATCCCAGTTGATTGATGAATCCCAAGCTAAGTTCCCATCCCACTTTTGTTGTGCAGTTGGGTTGCTCAGTGGCCTAATAATAGAATTAACGGAAATGCCATTATAGAGAGCTGAAATTGACACTTGTAGCAGGGAAACACTTCGCGGTGCTGCAATCTCAGTGACAACAATATTGGCAAGTTGCGGGTATGAATTCAAAACTGCGTTGATGTTTTCAATCGTCGCGCGGCGAATCTCAGGGCTTAACGGATTTTGACGCAGCCACCAGATCAGCGAACCTAATGACGGATCATTCCACCATCCGCGCCGCTGGTAAGGGTCTGGCGATTGCATTGTGTCCGCTTCCACATCAGTAAACAGCGCGGCATAAACTAATGTTTCAAAAGCAATATCCGCATCAGATTTAGCATTGGCATCAAACGCCAAATCAAAAACACCCCAGTTTGTTTGTATTAATTTCAACATGTTAAGTTACGACTCCTGCACCGTTATTTTGATGCGTATGTAGGTTGCTAATATTTTTGCCGTTTGATGTGACGTTGGCTAACGTCGTCTCACCGACAACTTCCAATTTGCCGCCGATTTTGCAATCGTGCGTGCATTCAAACAGCGGAGTATCGGCAATCACTTTCGTTGCTGCTTTAGTCTCAACTACGCCGCCGGTTTTGATTTTTACATAATTACCTGCGTCATCATGGATAGCGACCTCGCCGCCTTCCAGCTGCATCGTATAGCGCGAATCTCCCACTACCAAAGCCACACCATAGGAACGGTCGCCAGCTGGAAAGTTCAAATGCGTTTTTGCACCCGCGCGGGGTGCGTGTGAGAATCCATACGGCGTAACGTGGTCAATGTTGTCCAGTACCTCTTCATCCATGCCTTTAACTTGCAACTTGCCGTTTTTGCTCAGTTGCAGCGCACCTGAACCGGATAACAGCTGCAAGCGGTTCCAGATTTGATTAATCATTTTTTCGCCTTTTTATGAGCAGTGGCTGAAGGCTTAACTTTTTCACCTAAGAAGGCTTCACGACTCATCACTTGCAAATGCGTGACACTGCCGCCGTTCTCATCCAAAGAAAAAGCCCGTTCGCCGATTAAAAACACCGCATCAATGTTTTCAGGCGCAATCACTACCCGCACTTGCGTGTTAATTGCCCACAAACCACCTGCGTGTTGCCAGCCTTGCACTTCCAAGTCCAGTCGATGCGCCCGTGCTTTGCGGCGGTTGCGTTCTAATTGGGCGCGTCTATCACAGCCGCCAGTGCTTTGCCCCGATTTATCCGCCATGATGTGCATTGGTCGAAAATAGTGAAAACCGTCATCTTTTACCGCGCCTTTGGTTGAGGCATTCGCGCTGTGGTCATAACCTTTGATGCAATAATCGCTAAACCGCAGTTTGTACTCGTCAACAATCTCATAACTTTTGATGTGTTGACCGTAAACTAGCGTTGCGACGGGCGCGGCGTTATTCGGTTCGGTTAAAACCAGTCCACCGTCCGCTGTGGCATAAAGCAGTAAATTCGCTGCCCGTGCAGCATTCAACAGCGCGTTGCTGGGGGATTCACATTGCATGGAAAAATCCGGTACTAGCTCTGTCTTGGCCAGCACTTTTAAAGGCACTTTAAACTCGCTTGAAATGCGCTTTAAAATCTCTTCCAACTTCAAGTTTTTCAATGTCAGCGAGTATTGGCAATCGACAAACTCACGTCCTAAACTGCGTCCTTCAATACTGATGGCGTGAGAATTTGCATCGACTTTGCGGCGTATCTGGTCAACGCGCACCGTGGTTGCCAGTTTGCCATTGACTAAAACTTCTACCACGGTGTTTTCAGACAGCGGCAAAATGCCTAAGCCTTGTTCCAGCGACATAACGGACAAATTGACCGATTCACACAAATCATCTACTGAACTGTGAATTTCAACCGCTTGCCAATAACCATACAGCTTGCCATCAAACTTAATTTGTACGCCGTTAGTCATAAATCACTCCTTGCACAAACAGTGGATGGCGAACGTGATTCACGGCATTAAAAATGCGTTCATCCATTTCAAAACGGTATGCCAACACAGTCGCTGGCATGGCTTGGTAAATTTCACGCTCACGCACAGAATCCAGCAATTGCGTATTTAACGCCTCTATCACAGCCACCCGCGCTGCAACGGCGGCCTGAAATACATCATCCGGCAAAACAGGCAGCACGGCATCAATCGCCGTTTTCAAGGCATTCAGGCAAAAATCACGGTTATCTTTGTTTTGATAATCCGCTAAAGCTAATTGCCCGGCGATTGAAATCAAGAACAGGGCTTGCAACGCCTTGTTGCGCTCAAGATTAATAGGCAATTCCAGTGGTGAGGTTTTTGATACCTGACTGCTTAAAACCGCTTGATTAATCGGTTGTTGTGTTGCTAATCCGGTCAGCAATTTAACGATTTTTACCCGTTCCGGTTCTTGCAAGCCGCCGCTAATTGTGTCCGCACTATCGACTAAAACAGCCTGCGAACCCAGCACTAACACGCCGTCATTTAAGCTTAACAGCGGTTCAAAGACATTGCGCACCGCCGAAATGTAGCTACTGGGCAAGTTTAAAAGCGACGTAAAGTCGTTTTTAATCCCTTGAATCATCCCTTTAACTTGTTGCGCGATTGCCATTGGCACACTGGCAATTGTCAAAATAGTGTGGAAATAATCCAGTTGTGCTGAGACTTTTAAAATAAACTGCGTCACGGCATTGGTACTCATTATTGATAATGGGAATGCCGTTTGTGTTGTATCTGCCAAGGTTTTGAGCTTTGCGGCCGCTGCATCATTGGCATCAATCTTGGCTTGTGTAATCACTAAGCCCGCTGGCACAAACTGAATTTGAATCGTGCAAAAGCCGCCTTTTTCATTGCTTTCTGACAACGCCCAATCCTTTGCCCGAACTTCCAAACGCCCAAGCCACGGGTGCATTAACCAATCTGCGCCGGTTTTTTGCAGCAACAGCAAAAACTTATCCCGCGCCAAGTCATAATCTGCACCGATAAAATAGGCGTTCAGGCTTAAATCGGCGGCTTTAATGCCTAAATCTTCAATCAAAGGCAGGTCTGCACCGGGGAACTCATGCACAACTAAACGCCGCCCTAGCTTGGCTTCGTGGCTTTCAGTTTTGAATTCCATGCCTCGAAAGGAGGCGGTGACTAATCTATCTTTCCAGCTCATGCTGTAAACTCCGTTCGTGGTGAACTTGTCAAACCATGAACACGCCCTTCGACAAGCTCAGGGCGAACGGTTAAAGTGTTTTTTAAACTCATCGCGGCGCACCTGTAAACATATTGCCTTTGCCGCCAACCGTTGTGGTATTAGTGCCTGAGTTTGTGCCGGTTGATTTTGCAGAAACCGGTATCATGCCGGGTGCTAACGCGACTGTGACATGCGTGTCTACTTGCACGGGTGCAGGCTTCCAGCCCATCAAATTATGAATTGCAGCATTAAAGGTTGATTCGCCATGTATAAACTCATGAATTG